GGTGATCCGTGCCTTGCTGCCGCCGCTGTTGATCAGGATGGCACTTCCAGTCGATCCGTTCCCACACAGGTGCGATCCATCCAGTACGAAATCCGTTACCGTCGCGGCTACATCGAAGCCGTCAGCCGCGTTGGTGTAAGCGCGATGCCCGCGGAAGTGGACGCCGGCGATGGTGCCGCCTGCCGTGTTGTCGATCTCGACACCCGGCCCCTGAGCATTACTGGTCCAGCTTCCCGCAATCTCCAGGCCCTTGACCTGTGCGGATGAGTCCGCCGTATCGATCAACAGGCCGCCCGCGCCGTTCGTGTCGCCCAGGGCCGTGTTGATCCCGAACAGCCATGTCACATACTGGTTGGCGCCAGGCTTGATGATCGTCCCTCGTTTTGCATAGAGAAAGTCATCGTTCACCAGATACAGGCCGCCAGCATCTTCCGCCTGCAGGTCTGCATCGGGTCGTCCGGACGTGCTCTGATCGGTGGCGATGGTCGTATCCAGAATGCGCGGATCGGTCGTGCCGGCCTTTGTGGTCAGATGCCCCACACGGATGCCGTAGCAGCCTGCGCCCCCTGTGACGAAATTGATGTAACTGGAGCGGACCGTGTTGTTATTGCCGGCCATGTCCACGCCGATACAGGGGCCGTCGATCCAGACACCTTCGATCGTATTCATGAAGGGCGATGCGGATGTGCTGAGCGAAATGGAAACGGCCCCACCACTCGGATAACCGATGTCTGAAGCGCCCGCGATAAGCTGGAACGTACTCAGGCGGGTGTTGGACCCGGCAACGGAGATCTGAGGACTGAAAGAGGTGGACAGCGGCTTGAGCTGCGAGCCGTGAAGGCTGAATCCGGCAAGATCAACACCGTCCGGAACCGTGAGCGTACTGCCAAACCGGCACAGAGCCGTGGCGCCCAGAAATACTTTTCCGCCTTGGTTCGCGGTTCCCGCTGCCGTCAGCGCTGCATTGATCGCAGCCGCATCATCGGTCGTTCCGTCGCATTTCGCGCCGAAGTCATAGACGCTGTAGGTCTGCGAATGCCGCTTCGCTGGCGTCAGTGCCGTGCTCGCGCCTGCGGCCAGAGCCAGCGCTGCGCTCACATCTGTAGACGCGGCCGTTCCGCCGGAGATGGAAGGAGCGGTCAGGATCTGGGACGTGGAGGCGCCACCCGTTGCCAGCACACGGGCATTCACCGCGCTTGCGACAGCTGTTGCCGTCTGAATGCAGGCTACGTTCCCTGTGCCGGTATAGGAGCACCAGTTCAGAATGGCATTCGGATCTGTCGAACCGGTCGCTGTGACGCCATATCGAGCCGCTTTGACCGGAGCATGCGCCGTGTGGCGCAAAACCGGATGAACATCTGCCCCGAAGTCGGAAACGCGGGCAGCGGGCGAAGGCGCCCCGCCCGCACAGGCCGCAAGCGCAACCAGTGGCAGGACTGCCAGAAGGCGTCGGATCATCATTTTTGTCCTGGAATACGGGAGCGCCAGGCGAGGACGCGCAGGCGCAGAAGATGACGGCGCCACAGCGCCCAGAGGAGCAAGCTCACGCCGCGATGGCGGCCTGGAAATCGGGGATGTTTGCCAGAGCGCAGGCCGAACCGAGCGGGGAATTGTACCAGCGCTTGTGGTACTGGGCCTGACCGGCCGCATCATCGGCTGCAGGGATCGGCTCAGGAGCCAGAAGGATCTTCGTCGCGCACATGGCCGCGCCATAGAGCGGGAGCGAAATCATCAGATCTGCGGCGTGCGGCTGACCATAGAGCAGTTGGTTCAGGCCCGATGCGATCCTTGAGCGGGACGGTGCAGGAAGGGAGTTCTTCCAGATGTCGTCATGGGTGGCCGGCTCCATCTGCCAGAAGCCCTTGGCCGGGCCATCGTTGAGTTGCTCCAGCCAGACATAGCCGCTCTCGACCAGGCCGATACCAGTGACGATGTTGAGATGTGCCGGGTCGTCCAGACCAATCGCCCGGAGCGCCGGCTGGATCCACAGACGCTTGATCTGTGAGAGGTTCAGGCCAGCCATTACAGATGCCACAGCAGGCGTGCCAGGGAGTAAAGCCCCACGGCAACGCCGCCTCCAACTCCAGAACCGCCAGCAATGACCATGGCGCGCCGGCTGTTGAGGGAGTCCATCTTGGCACTCAGAGAGGCAAACCCGCTTTTCACGGTATCCTCGAGCGTGGCGACACGATCCGAGAGGGAGCCCGTCGTATCTTCCAGATGTTCCTGCTTGGTTTCGATCCTGACAACACGCTCGAGGAGCTCAGTATTGCCAACGGCTTCATCGGGCATGCGGCCCTCCAATAAAAAAGCCGCCTCAGAGGGCGGCTATGTCAGTCAGATCGTGAATGGAGTCAGTTGCACGCCGTTGCGCTGTTCAGGGCTGCAGCGGCCCAGCAGAGCAAGAGCGTCGCGTTGATCCCGCGAACCCGGAATGGCGGGTGGCACGTCCGCACGCACGATGCGTCGGCAGGGTGCCCAAGTCATGACGTGGGTGCCGTGTAGGTGCTGCCGATCTGATAGGCCTGCGCGGCATCCTGCACGAGTGCAGTCCCAGCCGGAATGAGGGGGGGCGTGCCTGTGCCGTCCCAGACCAGGGCGTTGACAACGTAGCCCACTCCTTCAGCCCCATCGGCGACGGTGCGATAGACGATATAGCGTGCATCACTGCCCATGATGGACCTCTCTTACGGCAGGAAACGATAGATGCAGCACCCCTGGAATCCGGAGCCGCCGGTATAGAGCGTGTTGGAGAAGGCGCTGTCGTAAGCGCCTCCGCCACCAGCACCGAAGCCTGTGGCGCTTTCGCCGGCGCCTTGCCCGTCACGTCCCGCTCCACCCCAACGGCCATCTCCCCCCTTGCCAGATTTGATAAAGCTGCCGTTCTGGCCATCGCCTCCCGGAGAGCCGGGAGAGTTTTCCAGAAGGACCCCGCCTGTCAGCGTCAGCGAAATGGTGCCACCATATCCGCCAGGAGAGTTGGCTGTCTGTGTGAATCCTGATTTGGCGCCGCCATTACATGTCAGGGCCAGAGTGTCTCCCACATAGACCGTGGTTGCCCCGCCATTGCCTTCCGGACCGCCTGCGGCACCGATATTCAGGACCAGCGTCTGGCCGCTTGTGATCGGTAGAATGGCGCGTGCATTAGCGCCTGCACCGCCACCACCGCCACTTGCATTGGTATTGGCGATTGTGGATCCGGTGGCCTGACAGTCGCTGCCACCTGCGCCAGCCCCTACAGCGATCACCTCCACCCGGGTTGCCCATGAGGGAGCTGTGATCGAGGTGCTGGACGTTACAAGGACAGGCGACGTGATGCCGGTCAGGATCGTGGTGATGTCAGCAAAGAAATCCACCCAGGACGCGCCAGATGCACCGGGCGTCGTCATGTTGGCATCTGCCGTGGAACGCCAGTATTTGCCCGGCGTCGTTGCATCCTGCACGATACATCCGATGGGGTAGCCGCCCACGGTTGTTTGAAATGCAGCATCGAAGGATGGGACCGCGCCAGCGCAGTATTGCTGTGCCAGCGCCGTGGTCATGAACAGGATACCGTTCATGTCCCGGCCATCGGGTGGCGTCCCGCCGGCGTCCGTCGGGATCATCGTGTTGGGCGGGAAGCCCAGATTGAAGGATGCGGAAACCGCGTCCGTCGCAGTGACGGGAATTGCGCGAATATTGGCAGATGATGCGGATGACCCGAAAGGAACCGCAATCTTTGTCGGGAAGCCTGCATTCTGCATCAGAGAATATCTCCACCAAAATCGGTATTTTTGTCGATGTAAGGGGTGAAAATATAAGTGGTCCCGACCCCACTTGGCCGGGGGAGAATCCCACTGGCAATGATCGATACATCGACTGGAGAAGGGGAGAACTCGAAGACGAATGTCATCGTCATGTTCTCGTTGTCGCTGACGTAGCAAAGGCCACGATCTGCGAAGAGCGACATCAGGATAGCGTTCAAAGACGGAATCGTTCCGTCCCAGATGTTCGCGGCGGCCTTGGCAAAGATCAGACGCCGGAAAGCGTCGTCAGACAGGATATAGTTCGAGGTGACGGCCCCACCGTTGTAAAAGACGCCGCTGCCGAAGGTTTGCGCGCCTGGTACTCCTTGGGAAAATCCGAAATAGTCCGTCGTGGAAACCTGCAGAATGCGACTGACGCCGACGATCCGGCCCCAGACATCCAGGCCCCATCCTGTTGCCGTCTGGGGATTCCAGACATTCTCATACCAGTCATCAATCAGGGCTGAGGGGTCTATCGCCTGGTTGAAGCCCTCGATGATCGTGCCCAGGGAAGGGCTGTTGGCGAACTGGGCCTGTATGGTTGCTTCGACATTCAGCATATCACACCAGAGTCACGGAGATATTCGCCGCAGCCAGAGAGGGAGACTGGTTGATATTCAGCGCAACCTTCAACTCGCCCGCTGCTGCTGTCGTGCCAATGGTGATGTCTTCCACCGCCGCCCAGGATCCGAGGTCGCCAACCGTGCAGTAATACCGTCCCGCAAGAATGGTGCTGCCGATACGGGGCGTGACATTGGCTTCACCGGACGTGAAAGCCGCGATCAGAGCGCTCTGTACCTGCGAAACGGCATCAGAGGGGACAGCAGAAGAATTCGTGATCTGCACAGAGAAATAGATCGGGGTATCGATCGCCACGTCATACTTGACGGTATAGGTCGGTCCGTTTCCCCCATAGGCGGACGCTGGATCCTGAACCGTTACGGATGTGGACCCGGCATAGCTGCAACCGGGCGACTTTTTCTGAAAGATCGCATAACCGATGGCTGCTGCCGTCGCGCTTCCGGCAACGCAGCAATAGAGCGAATTGGCGGGCAGGGTTACGCCGCCAATGACTGTTTCGGCATCGGTCGGGTTGTCCACCACATACGCATCGGTCACTCCCGAAACGAGTAGCAGATTGCCAAGGACCGAGGCGTTCATGCCCGTGCTGTTGGCCCCGACGCTGTTCTGGCGTCGATACTCGAATGCCGCCCGGTCTTCTCCGGTCAGGCGCTCCATGAAATAGATATAACCGATGGCATCCTGCATCCGGCCAGACGCATTCCGGGGATCAATGCCATTGAAGACGGCCAGAAGCTGGTCGTTGCAATCGCCTATGATGGCGGTTTCGCTGGTGGCGAGCTGTCCCTGAGGCGTATTGAGGGCCGGATTTACGTTCCCGCCAAGTGCCGCTCCGATATCGGCCTGGACGCCCGCCAGAATGTCTGTCTCGGCCGGGGCAACATATCCTGCATCCGTCAGGGAAGGAGCGGGGACAGACGTTGTGGCGTCAGAACTGGACACTCTGCGTCTCTCCTGTCGTGAGGGTGATGGCTATGGCGCCCCCGATAGACCGGTCTTCACGCGGTCCGATAAGGGCGCATTGCGCGGCCGCAACCCCCGGAACGCTCATTGCTGCGCTTTCAGCCTGAGCGCCAAGAAGGGGAAGGGACGAAGAGCCATCGAAGATCCCGCTATCGAAAGGCAGGCCGAGGCTGGTGTCGTACCAGCACTCTCCGAGCCATGTCCGGACGGCAGTGGCTACGTCCTGAAGAACGGAATAGGGCTCGGTACAGACGGCGAGATCGCGGTTCGCATCAAGGGACAGGTCCCATGTCGTCCGGTCGAGCAAGAGCGATTTCATGGAGTATCCCGCGCAACGCGCTCGTCTGGGGATTTATCTGGACAGTAATTCGTTCTGGGGACAAGTACAAGGCTATTCCGGCGCGCTTGTCTTGCTTCCGCCGCTCTGTACACCGCCGTGAACGTGGCTTTCGAGCGAAACAGCCCCCGCCTGTACATCGCCGGTTGCCGTGATGTCGCCCAAGACCTTCAGGTTGCAGTTCACATCCATCTCTGACGCCTGCACCGTGACCTTGCCCGTCGTGACGATCCGGACGCCATCCGTGGTGATCTGGACATAATGCGCAGGAGCGTCGTTCAGGAATCCGCCCACATAGACGCAATCGGCCATGGAGTGCTGACGGAAGCTGCCAGGAAGGGCGGGCGCGCGGGTTGTCACCACGTTCGACTGGTCCCGACCTGAGATGATGATGTAGCCAATGTCGCCTGCCACCGGATCAACGATGACGGCGCAGGCCCCACCCTGAATGCGAAGGTATGGGACGCCATAGATCGTACCGTGCGGAACGGCTGTCCCGTCGCTCGTCTGCTGGTGGACCATGGGTGTGACGTCCACGGTGCCAACAATGCCATTACCGGCATGCACGGCAGATACTTGGACCAGAACGTTCGTGCCGAGATCGGACAGATTGCGCCGGACGGCTGCGTCAATGGCACCGCTGTTCGTGTTGCCCTGCGTGATGCCGACGAAAGAAGAGCTTGATCCGGACATCAGTATGCTTTCGCTTGAGGGACGTCCGCCCGGATGGCGGTCATCTGGGTGAACCACGGGCCATTCGGGAGTTCAGCTGCCAGATCATGCGTGATGAGCGTCGGCTTCCACAGGCCTGAAGACGGCATCTGCGGGATGCTCTGCCCCATCTGATTGTTGGTCCATCCCTCGGGGAGATACTCGCTCACGAGCTGGAACGGGATCATGTATTGAAGGGCCGGATTGAAGAAGGACGTCACATTGATGCCGTTCTGATTATAGGCCGCATATCCGACCAGCCCCGTGGATTTGCTGAGCTTGACCGTGGTCTTTTCCTGCGTCCCGTCGCTGGAGCGGCCCCATGCATGCAGGGTCTTGGTTACGGTATCGACCCGGTAAACGGCGTGAATGCTGCGTGCGAGCTTGTCGATCTGTTTCATAAGATCACCAGCTTCATAGAAGGAGTTGATCGTCTGACTGACGCCATGATTGGCAAAGGTCAGTCCTGCCTTGGCAGCCAATTCACTGAAGATCGTCGCGGCAGGGGTTGGCGTGCCATACGACGTTGGAATGGCCGTTGTGACCTTGAGCGGCAAGGTGTCATAGGCCAGAACCTGAAATGCGACAGAAGGTGCGCCGGAGAAGTCCACGAAGGCTTCCGCGATATCTCCGAGGAAGATGGTCGAGAGCGTTCCGCCTGCATCACCGGCCTGGACCTCAACAAGAGCCCCGGAAAACCGCGTGTTCGTCTGATTGCTGACGTTCGTCATGGCCATGACGACAGAAAGCCGGTTCATCATGGCAAGGGTCATCCCCTCGACCCGCAGCGATAGCTGAGAGCCTGTGAGCATCCCCGCATTGGTTACGGTCGCACGCACACGAAGCCCGGAGAGTGTCACCTTGTCCGCTGTGCTGCCCGGTCCAATCGCCCCCGTCGGGACCGTAAACGAGACATCGATCTGTTTTCTGGCGAAGCTGCGAGGGAGGCGTGAGGCGGTGACGGTTGTGGTGCTGCTCACGGGGCGGTCCTTTTTGGTAATAAAAAAGCCGCTTCGAAGAGCGGCTGGTATTAGGGCAGGGTGCAGGGACGGGAAACACGCCGTTGCCATTCCTTACTGGCAATTCTCGGGTGCGCGTCTCAAGGGTAGGAGACCTACCTTGGGAAGATATTTATGAGCCCCAGAACTACAGCTCTGATCATTTTTGCTGCCGGTCTCATGCCTTTGCCGCTCCGGGCTCAGGGCACCACCGTTTATAACGGGCAGACCTATACAACTCTCAGCACAGCAGCTCCGTCGTACAACGATACCGAGCAAGGTGAGCGGGGTGGGGATGCAAAATCACATCACAGATGCGGGCCACCTCCTGGCGGATTTGATCACAGACCACCGCCGGGAATGGATAATGACGGCAATCGACCGCCACCTCCGCCTATGGACAGTAATGGCAGACCACCACCGCCGCCAGACGGCTGCCGCCCGCCGCCACCGCCTGAAGGTTCACCCGGTAAGTTCGAAGGATCGAACCAGTATCCTGATTGATTGCTTGATATAAAGCCGCCCGGTGAGGGGGGACTTCAGGGCCAGACCTCGAGTTTCTGGCTCCGGAAGTGCCTGAAGCAGGAAGGGAAGGGCGCGCTATGAATATCCCATCAAATCGTATTTACAATTAGATTGATGCTATTGATTTTTCTGTATATACAATAAGCCATGAGATACGATTGGGACGAGGCCAAACGCCTGAGCAACATCGAGAAGCACGATGTTGATTTTCTGAGCGCTGAAGGTTTCGAGTGGGATGCGGCTTTCATCCGGGCAAGCCAGTCTTCGAACGAGCCGCGTCTTGTTGCGCTAGGCCCGATTGGTGACCGTCTTCATGTGCTGGTGTTCAGCATCGAAACCCGGACCGTTCGTATCATCAGCCTGCGGAAGGCTAACAAACGGGAGGTATCGCTCTATGTCTCGCAAGACTAACATCATCATGCCGACTGACGAGGAAGATGCCCGGATCAATCAGGGTATTGCACTCGATAGCGACAATCCGGAACTTACTGAGGCTGACTTTCAGGCCATGAAGGCGGCAGCGGTGGTCGTCCCGTCTTTGGCGAAGGCCAAGCGTGTTCGTGGCCCGCAAAAGGCCGCCACGAAGCGCTCAGTCTCCCTTCGTCTCGATCAGGATGTGCTTGAGAAGTTTAAAAGCACCGGACCAGGTTGGCAGACCAGGATCAATGAGGCGTTGCGTCGAGCCTGAGGCCGTTTGACCGGACTCCGGGGCTGCTGCTGTGCTCTCCATTTCGATTTATGGGGTAAAGCGTGACGCAACTGACCGACTGGATTACCGCAGTGTCTACTCTGCTCACCGCGCCTGTGGCTGTCTTTTCAGGGTTGGCGGCATGGTTCACTTACCAGGGGGCCAAGCGCAATACGTCAGTTTTGACGGAGGGAAGCCTCAAATGGATCAATGCAAACCTGTTAGAAGCAAATATCCTTGTTACCAATTTAGACGTAGAAAAAATTACAATCGCGTCTGTTGAGGTAAAAAAACCGAGAGGAATTTTAGTCCGAAAAGCAGTGCAGGGCATCTCGCCCTCCTTTGAGGTCGAATATAGCCCCTCTGAAAAGCCAGCGAAAATCGTGCATGACGATTTAGAGGTTTACTCTCCAGGTCATGAGAAGCACCTTCCCGGCCTCATCATCGGGTCCAATCGACAGTATTTTAAGTTTTATGTTAATTCATCGGGCTTATGCTCTGGGCAGATGCTCAAATTCCGCCTGCGGTATTCGACAAGCTCACTTAGCATTTGCAATAAAGCTCTGCTCGCAAGAGCCATTATACCGGCTGCTCCAAGTAAGAGCGCGGACGATAAGGTCAGTAGTAACGCTTGAGAGGGCATGTCATTTTCCTTTCTACAGGCCGGTCGAGTTGCTGACTCCTCTCCGGCCTAACTCGTCGTCACAAAAGTCAGTACATACCGGGCGCCAAGCCCGTCATAGGTCGGGTCGGCGCTGCCTTGGGTGTCCACGAACACGAAGTCTCCACCCAGACCCAGATAGTCGGCATGCACCACAGGGTTCAGGTTCTGGCAGATGGCGCCCGCCACGATCTGGGTGTCAATCAGCCAGACGTCCATATAGAGCCCGGTCGAGCGCTGGTAGACGTCCAGCCGGACAAGCTGCTGGTTCAGGATCACATTCAGCGTCTGGCTCGCTGTCGCGTTGAGCGGGATCTGAACGGCGGTCACAACGTGACTCCCAGAAGAGAAGTCTGCACGGGCAGGGAAGGGGTTGTGGTCTGGACCGTTCCGTTCTGGACAGTCTGAGCCCCCTGCGGCTGCGAGGTGTTGGTATAGGCTGCCGTACCTGTGCTGCGGATCTGCCGGATCATAATTTCCGCCATCAGCATTGTGACGCCCTGGCTGCTTTCCCGGCGCCAGCGATAGCCAATGATATTGGCATTCGTGGCCGTGAACTCGGGCGTGACCACCGAATAGAGGTTCGTGTCTGCGACCAGGGCCTCAAGGGTTGAGATGAAGGAAGAGCGGACGTGGTTTCCTGTCGTTCCCGTCACATTGGGAATCAGGGTCGTGATCGCCGAGATGATCCCGTCCGATCCGGTCTCTGTTCCATCGCAGACCATGATGACCCGTGCCGAGTAAGGCATCTTCACCTTGTTGTACGAGGCAAAGGCGCCCCCTTCGAGCGGGGCATCCGACACGGTGTAGCTGTTCTCGTACTCGATCCCCATCACGCGCCCGGACGTGAGAAGCTGTGTGTTTCCGCTTCCGAAGATGCCCCATTGCTTCGCGGCCTGTGCGGTGAGGTAATTCTGAGCGATCCCGGCGAGGGCCGTGGACGCCGTGGCATCCACCCCGGCCGCGATTGACTGCCCCAGAAGAGCCGGCACACCGACAGCAGCAGGGATATCCCAGACGGACGGCAGGGTGACATCCGCAAAAGCCATCAGGTCTGTCCTTGCGCGTTGATGAGGGGGAGCGTGCGGCGCAGTTCGTTGTGGATGTCCTGCGCGAGTTGCTGAGGGTTGTTTGTGTCCGTGTGAATGTGGATGTCACCCACATGGACCTGCGTTGAGTTGCCGCGAGCCGGATCGCCTACCGCGCTCGCAGCCTGCTGAGCCAGCGCATAACGGTAGGTGTCTTCCATACCATTCTGATTGGCAGGACGTTCATTGAACCGACGGACTGCGCTGGTAGCATCGGCGATCGAGATGTTCGGAGAAGACAGGATGCGGCCTGCGGACCGTGAGCCTGCGTCGTCACCGGATTGCATTTCCAGCCCATAAGCCCGCACCTGGTCGGCGAAGTTGGCGGACCGCACATCAATGCCGAACCGGCGCTTGATGGCGTCTGCCCGATCAGCGTGCCACTGGCCGATGCCAAAGGCTTTCCCGCCATCGCCTACGCGCGTCGGATCGAACCCGCTTTCCTGTGCGATGTTCCCGATGATCCCAAGAGCTGCATTGCGCGAGTATCCCATGCCCTGAAGAATGGACATGGCCTGCCGTGCATCGCCCTTCTGCCGGTCACCAAAGAACCAGCGGACAGCACCTGTGTCGCCAAGATGCTTTTGCGCCCATTTCTCTACAGGCCCACCGGTTGCCGTCGGCTCCCACAAGGCTGCCGCTCCGGCGACCACCAGGTTGCCCTTGCTCAGGGCACCGGGGAGACGGGTGAGGGCAAGCAGCCCACGACTTGCGGAGAGGATGCCCAAGGCGGAGACGAGCGCTCCGACGGCCGTTCCCATGCCAACAATCCCGAGCGTGACCTCAGCGATTTCCTTCGCAAGGTCCGGGTTCGCCTTTTCCCAGGCGGTGATCTTCGTCACTAAGCCGTCAATGGCCGGGGTCAGGTCGCCGAGGATCGCGCGCCCCAGCCCTTCCGTCGTGGTGGTCAGGTCCACCCAGTCTTTCAGGAGTTGCTGGCTGTCGCGGATCTGGTCGGGTGTCGGGCCGGCATTTTTGAACTGGCTCTGGAGCTTGTCGAAGGCAGCCGTTGTCTGATCGATCAGGTTGATCTCGCCCGGCCCGATGCCAAGCTGGGCCAGAAGCGTGTTCTTGACGCCCTGATCCATGCCTTGCGTGGAGCGGTTGAGCTGCTGAAGGATGTCCTGCCGGATATGGCCGTGTGCATCCGTGTAATTCCGAACGCCAAGCTGGCCCATGATGCGCTGCAGGTTCCCGGCCTGCGCCGGATCTACGAGCATCCCCTGCATGGCCTGAAAGGAGGCGCCGACTTCCTGGGCGGAACCACCGACGGCCATAACGGCCCGTTGCATCTGGTAGAGCCTGCGCGGATCCAGATTGAGCCGCTGCGCCATATAGCCGAGTTCGGCATTGGAGCGGGTGATCTCGGACGTGAAGGCCTTGAGCGTCCGGCCACCCGTGAAGACGGCCAGCAGGGCAAGCGCTTCCGTGCGGGCGCGGGAAAACCCGTCCGCCGCTGCCTTGCCGCTCTCGGTGAGGGCGCTCTGTGTTCGGGTGGCGCTGCGCTCGACCTCGTCCAGGCTCTTGGAGGCCTGCTGCGCGCCTTTGGCGACGCCCCGCCCGTCAAGGCCAAGCTGAATGACAAGACTGTCGATGACGTTCGCCATGATGGCCCTAGCTTTTGTTGTATGCCGTGACCATTGCGGCTTCCCACATCAGGAGCATGTCCTCGCTGTCATAGATGGTCATCAGTTCATGAAGGGTCGCCATCCGTTCTCCGATGACGACTGCCATGAGCCGGGACATGTTTACCGGGACGGCTGTTTTTCTGGGGCTACTGCCGAGATCAGGGCCGCCGCGAGCGGGGAACTCTGGAAGATCGCGGCCTTGAAAAAACCCACGTGAAGCTTGAACGCCTCCGAGCGAAGATCAGTGAGGGTCTGCGGATCCGAGATGTCTGCTTCGAGCAGGGGGGATGCAAGTTCCGATTTGCCGCGCTTGATCTTCACGCATTGCAGAAGCTGATCGAACGCCCTGTCACAGGCCTCATCGTCCACATTGGCGAAGATGGTCATAGACATGGACGCAATGCCCAGGATGCCTTCTTCCATGGCCTTGCGGACTGCCTGATCCAGCATGGCATCGGACATCTTGTTCGTGCTCTGGATCACCGCCTTGGAGAGATGCCGGGCCCACTTGTCCGCAGCGAAGGCCGGCATCCGCGTGATGACGAACTTCTTGCCCGCGTCCTCACCAGAGGCGGGGCTCCATTCAATGCTTTTCATCAGATACCTGCCGGGAAGACCTGGCCCCAGAGAAAGGTGAAGGCCCGGGCTTCAAGCACCGTCCCGCCATTCGGAGCCACGGAGCCGGTCATCATGGCGCCGTTCGTGAAAGTGTATTTGCGCGAGGTGGCCGGAATGGTCAGCTCTGCCCCGAGCGAGACGGGCGTCTTGGTCAGGGTCTGCTCTTCCAGGATTGCTTCCATATAGGCCAGAGAAGCGGAAGAGGCCGAGAAGGTGAGGGTCTGACTGACCGGGCGCGGCACCCAGCCGAAATTCAGATGCGCGTCGATGGACATCTGGGATTCCAGCATCTCAAGAGCTTCCTGCTCCCATCCACGGTCCGAGCCCCAGTTCTCCAGAACGATCGGCGCATCAAACAGGGACGAGATCGTCAGCGTGTAGACGGCATTGGCCGAGGTGATGATGTTGGTGGCCATTACTGAACCTCAATCGATGCAAGGTTGATGCTCTGGACGCTCTGGCCGTCGGTGTACCAGAACTTGCAGGGCGGAGAGGTTCGCGCCACCCGGCTTGAAGCCGGTGCGGTCGAGACGTTGGGCTGGAAATACCAGCCGCGTGTCTGGAGCGTGCCGGAGATCGAAATTCCGGCTGCGTTGTTGATCTCAAGAGCCTGTGCGGCGGTAAGGGTGACCCCGGCACGGATCGCCCCGAACGCGAGCCCCTGATTGATCGTGTCCTGCACGGCGGCGGACATCAGCGCATCCCCCTGCACGTTGTAGGGGATCTGACCAGCACTCAGGAGCAGGGTCAGGATGTCGGACTGGAAAGATGCGTTCAGCCAGATCTGGTTGATGTAGCTGTCGGCCCAGAGAAACTGTCCCGACACCTTGCCGCCACGCATGAACGTGAAACGTCCGAGGCCATTGGCATGAAGGCCGTAGAAGGAATATCCGTTGGTCGTTAGGGTAGACGCAGTCGCCCCGTCGCTTACCGTCGCAGTCAGGGAGGAGAACTGACGGCCGAACAGATTGTAGCGGCCATCCGTCGCGCTGTAATCCAGCGAGGCCATCCAGCCCAGAGCTGCGGCTGCGTCGAGCGGATCCTTGTAGAAGACGGTGGTGCCGTCGATGTCCTGCGCGCCCAGCCAGACGCCGAATGCCGTTGTGCTCCCCTGCGTGGTGGCCTGCGCGTCCGTATCCCAGGCGACATACCAGTAACGGTCCGCCTGTGTTCCGACCCAGGTGGCAATCGCCTGCTTGCCTGCCAGGTCCGGTTCGAACACGGTCGTTAAGCCCGCAAAGTTCTGCGTGAGCGCGATCAGGTCCGTCAGATAGGTTGCAAAATCCGCGGTCGCCCCCTCTGCCGGGGCGGCCATTCCTGCGAAGCAGAGCGTGCTTGGCGTGTTCGTTGCCCCCTCGAAGCCTGCGAAATAGATCGCTGCCATCTGGGCTTCGATCGAGGATGCCCCGAAGGCCGTGACGACATCAGATGCCAGCGTGTATTCGACCACGGTCCCTGCAGGAACGACGGCCACGTTCTGGGTGATGATGAGGCCATTGATGAACGCTATGCCCCCGGCTGCGGCCAAAGCGCTGGGAGTGACAGAGACAACTTGCGAAATGGGGATGCCAGCCACTGGCTGTTACTCCTGCGTTGAGGGACGGTTGGCCACGAAAGATTCAACGGTGAGTTTCGTGGCGGACTGCTGAGGCAGCGTCGTGGTGAAATTGACCTGTGCTTTTAGATCCACGGACCAGGCGTCTTCGTACTGGCGCTCTCCGTTGACGAACTGCATCTGGCGGGGCTCGGACGAGTAAAGCGGGACGAGTATGCCGCCGTTCGCCGTGAGGAAGTCTGCGGCATAGAGATCGCGCCACAGGGACTGAACCACAGAGACCGCGTTGCCTGCCCCGTTACCGAACACTGACACCTGGATGGTCAGTTCGGTGGGCTCGACCACAATCCGTTCCGTGGCCGTGTAGGTGCATGAGTTCGTCGCCAGACGCCGGCGCGCGATGAGGAACATGATGCAGTAGGGCCCAATGGGCTGGGCGGTCTGGTTCAGCTGCCCCTGCATGATGTCTGTTCCGGCAGGGAGAACCGTTTTCAGCCATTCTCCGAGTGCCGTGTAGATCTGACTGTCCGTTGGCGCAGTCAGCAGAGTGGACGTGGCTACGTTGGGGTTGTCTGGCGCGTCACCGCAACTTTGGACCATTCGCCCATTCCCCATTCTTCGAGAGACTGCGTGACAAGCCAGTCGGAGCCATAGAAGTTGATGATGTCGCCGCCGCATTGAAGCGGCCGGTTCAGCCCTTTGATCCCACCAATGATGTAGACGGCGCGCATGTCGGAAGACTGGTTGACGCTCTGGATCTGCTGAAGGTCAGACGACGAGAGCGCCTGAACCTCAATCTGCATCGCCAGCTCGATGATCCTGGGCGTCGTGCTGAAATCAGGGTTGTGCGTTACCCCATCCGAGACCTTCAGAACGGCCTCAATCTGGGGATTGACCACACCAGTGGCTGCGCCTGCGATGGCGAAGAGGTTAATCACTGACCACCTCATATCCGACGCTGTTCAGCATGTGGCCGGTATCGATCAGGGGCTTGTCGAAGCCCTTGGCCTTGACCGTGGATGGGGCGAGGGGCGGCGACTGAAGCGTTCTGATTTCTTCCTGGATCTGCGCCACAATGCGTTCGGCGGTCATGTCCAGCGCCTTTTCAAGATCGCCGCCTGACTGCTTGAGGCAGGCCGCCAGGAGCTTCGGCCATTGGTCCTGATTTTTGGCGATGGTCTGTCGCATGAACGGGCGCGGCGGCATGCGGTCCGTGCCAAATTCGTTCCAGTAGGCCACGGCTGCAACTGGTGTCCCATCGGGGTAAGTTGCGCCCTCCAGAAAGCCCGCGTTGAGGTGCATCTGCGCCCCACGCCGGAGAACCCGCTCCAGAAGGCGAGCCATCCAGCTCTTCTGGGTTTCCTGAACCGAACCATTCAGTCGGGCCTGAAGCCGGGCCATGCCCTTGATCGCTGTCTTTGCCATCAGGGCCAGATCCTTGCGCGGGGCGATCGTCCGGGAACGAAACGCATCTGCCTGAGGGACGCGGTCATCTGCCAGAACGTCGCGCCATACTGCGTCTGCATGAACCATGCCGCTGACTGGCTGACCGGCCCCATATCGAGCGACACGGAGACAGAGCCCCGGCTGGCGGAGGCAGTGCGCCCTACGGCCCCGGCGCCGTTTCCTCCGGCAGTCGCTGGCAGGTTCAGCTGCGCAATATGCGCTGTCAGGAGGTTGAGCAGGCGTGCCCGTCTCCCGAGGTTCTGGACCGGACTGCGGGGCGTGTTGTTGAGGATATCCCCGGCCTGATCGAAGTAATCCGTCGCCTGTGTCTGGCTGGTGCTCGGCACCAGTGCGGGATAGAGGGCCGACCACGTCGAGTAATCGAACGTGACGACGCCCGGTTGCGACGTGGCCGACCCGCTCATCAGGCCGCTACCCGGGCGCGGGATGCTTCTTCAGCAGCGGCGAGACCCTTGCGCTTGATTTCCTCGGGGTCGAGGGGCTCGAAGCCGGTCTTCTCGGCCTTGAACTCGGCGGCCTTGGCATTCGCGCGGGCGTCCGTCAGTTCTGCGAAGACAACCTGGTTTTTCACGAGATCACTGTCCGCATTCTGCTTCAGCCACGCATCCCAGAAGGCCTTGTCCACCGCCGTGCGGCCGACGCGACCGAGCATCACGTTGTCCTTGGGATGGTAGTCCGGCGCCTTGTTCGCGCCGTTGAGCGTGACCTGCTGTACGACCCGGGTCGGGCTGCGATCAGGCCGGTCCTCTTTGCTCAGCTGAGCACGGCGCTCGGCCTCGCCAGCAGCGGAGAGGCGTAGCGTGATACCGTGCGTGTAGCGGCACAGGACGATTACGGTGTCGGCCATGATCAGATCCCCACCATCTGCTGGACCGCCATGGGGCGCTTCCAGATTGAACCCCAGCCGCCGCGCGACATCTTCTGACGTGCGTTGGTGGAATACTGCTCCAGGCGGTGCATGGTCAGGCGCTCGGTGAACGCCGTGGTGACCGTCTCGACGCCGTCAACTTCCGGCACGAACATCTGCATGACGTTGGCGCTGGTGTAGCCGCCCGACATGGTGACGCCTGCTTCCGGCAGGAAGACGATCTCCATGTTCGGCCAGGACTTCTTCAGCATGTCCTCAAGCGTGATGCCGAAGCTGTTGGTGTAGGTCATCACCGGGGACAGCTCGGACGGGATCACCACCTTGACGCGCGTCTGGTTGTCGATGTTGCCCATCATGGCCTTGTTCAGCGCAGAGAACAGATCCACGAAGTCCGTGTAGATGGCGTTCGGGTCGCTCGTGCTGAGCCAGGACGTGGCCGTTCCGGTCTTCACGGATGCCGTGATCGCAGCCGGAAGTGCCGGATCGTTCAGGGCGCCATAGTTCTCGAGACCGCTGATGCCGAACAGGTTCAGCAGGTTCTGCTGCTTTTCGAGAACCGAAGAGCCCGCCGTGCGCTGCTCGGCCACCCAGTCGATGCTGCCCATGCCCATCATCTCGGATTCCAGATCGCCGTACTTGGCCCAGGTCTGGAACGTGAAGGACTGGCGGCTGACCCAGTTGGCGTTCGCCGAGCTGTCACCGGCCTGCTCGTAATCACCGTAAGCCACGGCATAGCCGGACGCCTCGATGACCGGGAACATGACCGTCTTGACCGCGCGGTCGCCCTTCTTCTGGGAACCGTAGATCTCTTCGGACTTGGTCGGCGTGACAAGCTGACGGATCAGCTGCGGATCGACCATAGTGTTGATGATGGCCGGAATACCACTGTTCGGGGCCGTGACAGCGCCGAAGGTCGGCGCCGCATCATAGGCATTGCCGCGCTCGCCGACGTAATGCGTTACGCCAGGCAGATTGATGCCCCAGTCTTGCGCAAGACGGGACGCGTCTTTCTGAAACGAAGCCATTTATTCGTTGCTCCCGGCAATCGGCGCAACTGCACCGGAAATGATGATGGTGGAACCGGCCTCGCCGCCCTGGGTCACGATAAAGCCGGTTGCGAGCGTGCCCTCAGGGGCCGTTCCGGCCGCAGCGGTCTGAAGCGTTCCGTCGGTCGTGGAGGCGTAGACGGCCTGTCCCGGGGTTGCGGCCGTGGACGCGGCTGCGAAGTAATCGCCACCCGTCATGAGCTGCACATTGAAGCCGCTCGGAAGCAGCATCGTACTCTCGGCAAGATAGGCCGTGATCAGAGCCGTCTGGTCGCGCAGGACGAAGCCGGTCGGGGCTTCGGATGCGATCGGCTTGTTCAGGACGGTCACGCCGTCGGCCTGCACCCAGCCGAACGCGGCAACCGTGACACCTGTGGCGCCGGCGATGAAGCCCATCGGACCCGGAATGGCGGAGCGACGCGGATTGGACGACGCGATGCCCCCCGGAAAGCCCTTGGCCCAGGTGTAATTGATCTTGGAAGGGAAACCCATCGGGGCCGCTCCTTACGCTTTGCGGCGAGCAGAGGCGCCCGCCAGAGGGGAATCACTGTCGATCGCGCTGTCAGCAGCCATGCGGGCCGGACGGGCGGGACGCTTGGCGTTGATCGCCATGCTGACGAGAGCAGGCAGGGCGCTTTCATGGACACCAGCCGCATCATGGCCGGTCTGTTTCAGGGCGTAGCGGTAGATGTCGCCAGCGCTGTCCATGCCGATGACGTCACCGACGAGAGGGCGGACGGCTTCGCGGGCGTCCTGTGCCAGCTTGTTCCGAAGACGCTCCTTGGCGACTTCGGCTGCGACGAGACGGGAAACGGAAGCGGCATCCATGCCTTTCTTCTCGTCTTCCTTCTTCTTGTCGTTATCGTCCTCGTCTTCGTCGGCCGCCTGATCGTCTTTGTCATCCTCGTCGCAGGCCTTGGCGTCTTCCGCCTTTTTACCGTCCTTGTCGTCTTCGGACGCGTCCTCGGCCTTCTTCTTCTCTTCCTCGGTCTCGTCCTCATCCATGCACTTCTTGACGTCTTCCTCGGACGCATCCATGGCGAGACGGCCGGATTTGAGAGCGGCTGCAACCTTCGCCGCAGCAGACATGGGCTTGTGGGCAGCCATGCTCGTTTCCTTCGTGATGTTGGGTGGTGCGCTGTCGCCGATGATGGCGGTCTTCACGCGGGGCTCTTCCACCAGGGCAAGGTGGTTGAAGCGGATATTGACCATCTTCAGCGTGTATGGCTGACCGTTGATCTCACCGGTTTCAGGGACGGTCTCGTAAGCGTATCCAGCCGACACGCACCTCTTGGAGCCGTCCTGAATTCGTTTGATGGCGTCGCCGTCCCAGATCGCCAGCTCGCCGATCAGGTCAGGATCCTGGAACGTAGCGTTGCTGACGCTGCCGACCGTGATCTCGCGGGGATGATCTTCGGCGCTGATCGGCTGGTGGATCTCGATGATGGGCTTGCCGTTGATGCTCGATGCGGCCTCCCGCAAGGCATCGGCGTCCCGATACATCCAGTAGATCTCGTCCGGCTTCAGCCCCAGACGTTCGGCTCCATTGATCTCCCGGCCATAATAGGGCGAGACTACAGCCGCGCTGAGTACGCAACGCTCAACGTGCAGATGCCCGTCCGCATCGATGCGCCGCACCGACCGGTCCAAGGCCATGATTGTGTCTGTCATTTCAGGTATCAAACCCCGGAATAATCACCTGCGACGTGCAACGGCAGTTCGGCTCCTCACCGGGGAAGATGAGCCTGCCGTCACCGTCCACATCCGCGCCCTTGCGAATGTCGTATCGAAGCCGTTTCCGACCGGCTTCGACGTGCTTGGGCCGTGGATGCTTTCCTGCGCTTGAGTGACACCAGATCGCCTCGGTCAGACCCATCTCGATCTGACGGGTCCGCGTGATGAACGACGTGGCCTTGTTGTTCTGATCCCGGGCGATGAAAGCGGCGCGGCGTTGCGTGATGCCGTACCGCTCTTTCAGGTCCTTCCTCAGCGTCTCAAGGTCGCGGCCGGCCATTACTGACCGTTGCACCATCCCTGACACCTCCGTCAGATGCTGCTCAGCGATGCTCTTGATCAGACCAACGTTCTCATTGACCAGCCCGTCCAGCGTGTCCGTCACAGCCTTTGAGGGCCGGAACTTCACAGCGAAACCGGCCTGCTTCAACCGGTCCATCAGGGAGACGTCCGAATGCTTCTGCCAGCGCCTGGACTGCATCTCTGCCATCTTCCGCGCCCGATCATCGAACAGCCGGCGCCACCGGGCCGTAAGCCTGTTCATGACCTTCTGAAGCTCGTCCGCTACGCTGTCCTGCGCAATGACGTCTTCATGCTTCCGGTAGCTGGCCTTGAGCCAGTACGTCAGACTGTCATCCATCTCCCGAACGAGGCGCATCAGATCGCGGTAGTAGGCCGCCTCAAGCGCAGCACTGGCCCGGGTTGGCTTGAGGGCCTTCCCGGTCGCAGAAGTGCAGCGGAGCTGGATCAATCCTCTTCTCCTTCGCCCTTCTTCAGCAGGCTTTCCATGTCCGGCATCTGTTCAGGCTGGGGCGGTTCCGGTGGCGGTCCGGTCAGATCCACGCCCTTGAAGATGGAGTGATCGTCGGTCGCCTCACGCTCGCGGCACTCCTCCGGCGAGACGATACCTGCGGTGGACAGCACAGCCATGAGATCGGCTTTGATCTTCTCGATCTCGGCCAGCTGCTTCTCGTCCATCTGCCAGAGCGGGACAAAGTTGAAGGACAGCCCCTCATCGATCTCGCCCCAGAGATGGATCTGGACGGCTTCGAAGATCCGCTGGAGAGACGGCCGGATGTTCGCTTCCTGAAAGGCGGAAATCTCGTCGTAGAAGACGCGAATTTCACCGTCGGATGAGGCGTTCAGTCCTGTCGGCTGGATGCCAAACAGCTTGACCAGCGGAATGCCAGGGATCGAAGCCATCGCTTCCATGGACTGGGCCTGAAGGGCATCCAGCCCGGACAGCGGCGTGGCGATGATCGAAGCATCCTCACGCTCCTTGTCCACCACGATCGTGCCCTGGCCTTCGGACACGTCCTGCATGTAGGCGGCGCGCCCCTGCACGGAGGCCATGTCCACATCGCTGTAGGGCATTGGCTGGGCATCCATGCCCGACCCGATGTCCGTCTGCATGTTCCCCGTCATGTCCGTTTTCAGGACCAGCTTGGAGAAATTGCGGACGATGGTGGCCGTGCTGTTGCGCGTGGCCAGATAGTTGTGAACGTAGGCGCGCAGCAGCTGCGTGAGCGACTGACCGCCGAAGTTGAACGCCGGCGCCAGGATCTGGCTGACAGGGTAGGGGATCGTGGTCAGCAGGCGGGAACTGTCCACCATCGTGCCGAGGACCCACCAGTTGTCCGGCTTGTAGAAGTTTGGCGCCAGCGGGTTGTTCGCGTTGTAGCTGTTCGGTGTCGTCCAGATCGGCTCGATATTGGCCAGCCGCTCCAGTGAACCTTTCGCCATGCCTTTCGGGCCGATCACCAGCGGCTGTGACTGTGCATCAGTCGTGAGCGCCGAGCCCCTGATGCCGATCCAGATATGGCCGAGACCAAACGTCAGGCCGTGCAGAACATGCCTCTGTATGATCCGGCGTACATTCAGGCGCTCGAACTCGCGCTCAACATCCTGAATGCGCTGTGCGGCTTCCTCGTTCTCTTCCGCGTCGCCGCCCTGCTTGTCGGATCGGAACTCAATCCATTCGCGGGTGGCTTCACGAGCGATGACCTCGCACGGCTTACGGAACTCAGCCCGCTGCGCCATCTGGGCGAGCTGCGGGTAGCCCAGGAATGCCAGACCGTCCTCGAAATAGTCGCGCAGAACCGGGGCCGCAGTTGCCGCCCATCCGCCCATATCAGCAACCGCGTCCACGCTGTCGCCGTCCATGGCCAGTGCTTCAGGGGCGGTTCCTACGACGCCTTTGGGCGGAGCATACGCCTCAAACGCAATGCGCGGATCAGCAGGCACCACAGCCGAACCATGCCCACGGAACGACCGCAGGTTCATGCGTCGATCAGGACGTGAAAGCACCGGCTCGCGCCGCTCGGGCAACGGCTTGCGCTCCCGGTTGCGGCTGAACCACTGTTTCATCAACGTGTCCTCGATTTGTAGCCGGCGAAGGAAGGCATGGAGCGGCGGTTCTGGATGATGCCGTCCAGGGCGTATCGCAGCGCGTCGATCCAGTGGTTCCAGGCGTCAACGATGACCGGCAGTACCTCTTCGGTCTTGGGATCGACCTTGAAGGCGTATTTCCGGAACTCTTCAGCGATGCGGGGGCAGCGACGGTGGACAACGATGCGCTTGAACGCTTTCAGCCGATCGATGCCATCCTCGACGCTGCCCGACCACTTCTTGGCGGGTGTCATGTTGTAGCGATAGCGCGTTGCCATAAAGCTGATGTTCTGGGGAGACGCGCAGTCGGCTTTGATAGGCCAGCGTCGCGTTCCGGGGATCTCATCCAGCACGGCTGGCAGTTCATCCAGATGAATGCCCGTTCCGCCCGCCTCGTAATCGACGTACAGCACGTCATCACGGATGAAGCACCGGACAATCGCTGTCGGGTCCTGAGAAAAACCCCAGTCCAGCCCATAGAAGAACCGGGCATCCTCGGGCGTCTCAAACTCATCGACAGTGACGCGCTTACGGAAGATCACAGCATCCGAGATGGTGACGTAATCACCTTCCCAGACGTGGTCATACTCGTCCGGTCGCGCCCTCTGGTCTTCCTCACGCTCGGTCGGCAGTGTGCCGTCGTCGAACCACGGATTGTCAGACCAGTTCGCCCGGACCGCTGTCAGATCGGCACGGTCAGAGCCTTCACCCCGGAAGAACTCGTCAATCGGATCGTCCGACGATGCCGGATTCCACGAGGCCCAGATTTCAGAGCCGGGCTTGCGGAGCGTCGGTCGCAGCATCCGCCAGGAGTAAGAACTGATCGACTGGGCTTCTTCGATCCACGCCCGATCGAAACCTTCGAGCGACTTGATGCTGTCCGCAGTATGGTTTTGCAGGCCCTGAAAGACAATCAGCCCATCGCCCGGTGTCTTGATGACTTGGTCCTGAACATCGAAATGCCGGTTCAGGTTGAACTGGTTGATCTTGTCGACAATCAGCTGCTTGGACGACCGCGCAATCGATTTCTGGATTTCGCGGATACAGACAGTTCGATGCCCGGGAATGGCCAGGTGCTCTTCAACGGTCAGGCCGCCGAAGAAGTGCGACTTGCCAGACCCTCGGCCACCATACGCGCCCTTATACCGGTTCGGCTTCAGGAGAGGCAGGAAGACACGCGCTGTGGGAATCTCCAGCGCCTTCGTCATGCTCAATCCTTCTTGGGCACATCCACGACCACCCGCCGAATTTCCGTGAACTCCAGAGGGCCGCCGTCAGCGCCGGTGTGTTCCTGCGTGATCTTGTCGCCATAGACCTTGGGGGCCCGCTTACTCATCACCCATTTGAGCGCATCAATTTTGACGCGGGCAGCGGCAGCCGTCACGGGATCTGCTGATCGGGCTTCGCTCAGGATTTCTGCCTCATAAGCATCGGCAGCGACCTCGCGCGCGCGGGCGTATTGTGTGCTGCGTTCGGCATCAGCCCTGATGTATCGCCGGATCGTCGTCCAGTCCGGCATGTGAGCCATGGCGGAGATATCGCGGATCGTATGGCCTTGCTCGATCAGGTCCAGGACATCATCCCAGACTTCGGGAGTGATGGGAGTAGGCGGCGCTCTTTTGGGACGAGCCGGAATAACTTCCGCCTTCTTTCTCGCCATGACTACCTCACCAGATACTTGGCCACGCCTGCTTCAACGCGCCTCGCATCCATTTCGCGTTCAATCGCGCGCCGCATGCGGCAAAGAAGGGCAGGGGAGAGCGAGCCGTCTTTCGTCAGCTTGCAGGCATTGTGGAACACGAAGGGCTCGCACCGGATCAGAGCGCCATCGACCAGGCCGAGATGCAGAGTGTCAGGAAATTCGATCAGGATATCCGCGCGATGCCTGATGGTCCGCGTCGGAAAAACGGGACACAGTGCCGCGTTGCCTGATTGTATTTCCGCAATCACATGAAGCGACCCGCGCCATTTCACCACATCACCGACTGTGATTGTGGTTGCGGCCATCGCTGATTGTCCGGAATAAAACTTGCGCTACGGGCGCAATTCTTCAGTGTTGTCCAACCGTATCAGCCGCTGGGGCCAAGTACAAGCGCTTTGTTCCGCTCGATCCTGTCGCGGATTTCGCGGCGCACCTGGGTGTATGCATCGCAGAGCTGCTCAAGCACCAGCGCGCACTGGGCAGAGACGACCTTACGCCCCTGCGTGCCCTTGGCCGGCACCAGAGCTTCCGCCATGGCAGAGAACGACAGTTCCCGTGCGAGCATCATTTCCAGCCGAACATGGGCGCAAAGCCCAAGCCGATCGCGGATCATGCCAATCCGTTCAGCAGCATTTCCGCGGGAAATTGCGAACGTGTGGACATCTCCCTTCACATAGTCAGAAGGCAGAACATCGTTCAGAATGTCGAGATATCCGTGATTTGCGAACACATAATCGCAGATCCACCACTTCGCCGCAGTGACTGCTGATCCGTCGATATCGCCTGCCATGTGCAAGGCGTTGACGGTGTTCAGCTTCACCCGCCTCTTGCCCTGCCACTCAAAATCCCCCTTCGCCATCCGCTCGGACGTTGGAGAATTATCCTCTGCCTTCGCTGGAATGAATGCCGTTTTTCGGACTGTTTTCGGCGTCGAAAACTGGCGGATCGTCTCGCCGAGTCCGGCGCGGGATTTCAGGGCTGCTGGCATGGAGGAATGTTAGTACAGGAATGAGGAGCTGTACAAGGAGAGCCTCCCCTCTGCGGGAAGAAGTATTATGCTAGAGAGCAGGTAGGATGCTAAGTTTGTAACGGAATATGCCCGCTTTAACGCATTATTGACTTTCATCAAGGCGGTTCGAACTCTGAATGCTACAGAGCCAAGTGCGGCCGCTTTTCGTCGCATAATTGGAAAGCAAGTTGATCATGGAAAAACTGATAGCGCTTTTTTGTGCCATCGCAGATGAGCAGGCGCGTCGAGGCAACGAAGCAGCATGTCTAAAGGCAATCGAAGCAATATATGACGCGTGGGATTTAGGTGTTCAGATTTCCTTAGATGAAGCATTATCGAGTGATCTGCCAAATATAACTTAACATTAAAAATAAACCCAAATATCCTTTCTATTTTTAATGGTACTAGGATATTTATTGGGTGATTTATTATGTGACATTCTTTGGTTAATTTGGATTTGCGATAGCGAATACCACATTTGTATTGTGGTCTAGTAGCATAGCTGCACAGTTGGCAGGCAGGGGTTTTACAAACAAATTTCCTGCCCTCTCTAATCAGGAGATTTATTCTCTGAATGAAGGGGAGCTGCCATCAATTCGTCACAAGCGGCATATATCTGTTCTATGAGTGAAATGGCTTTGTCTGTTTCACCTGCTGCGAAGCAGGCATCCAATTCTACCTTCAGTTCCCCTAAGTTAGGTATCATTTTCTCGTAAACCTTCTTGAACATGTTGCGTTAGCACGAATCACTAAAATCTTTTCTGGGATAGAGTGCGTTAAAATAACATCAAAGGAAACAGTATGACTCGTCGGAATGACATTTTGACACAACATGATAACGAAGATGTGGCAGGGTTGACCCATCCATCCCGAACGAGGCTCAATTCAATGTCGCCCCTTGCTGCAATCATAGGTCGAAACGTAAGAAGGTGCAGGATCGAACGCGATTTCTCTCTCTCAGTTTTGGTGGAGCGGACTGAAATTACCTTGGACGATTTACAGGCCATTGAGAATGAGCATGTGCGTCCAGAGCCTGAACAACTGCTTGCCTTGGCCAGAGCGTTGGATGTTTCTCCAAGCGCCCTGTTGACTGAAGAGTAAACAGTTACGGCTTTTTGTTTCGGCTAAAAATTTAGGACGCCCCCTCTGCCTGCCGGACAAGATTTTACAGCCCTATTAAAACTTCATTATCTTTTTCAGTGGAAAGTAGCGGCTCTCTGCTGGAGTTAGGGCTATGAAGAACTACGTCGACTGGGATGCTGCTGAGAAATTGGGAGTTGTTCTCCCTCTTTCCGATTATGAGCATATCGACATTTCGTCAGGTTCGCTCAACGTCTCAGGTGCCCTCCATGGGACAGAACTTCCAGCCTCTCCTTTTGTGCAAATGCTAGGACGACCGCTGATGGATGAAATAAACAACGTTCAGGATGCTGCTAAGGAACTTCTTCAGACTTATGGGCAAAAAGCTGTTCTGATTGCGAGCGACAAGGCTACCTTGGCTTCGTATGCTCGGAACGAAACTCGCCGGGATTTTTGGATAGCCGTATTCACGGAAATTCGCTGCACTCATCCGAAACAGGCTCATGTCATTGACAAGGAAAATGCCTGAGAGGAAACCGTGGGCGGATCGTAATCACTACGCCGGCCCTCTCTCATCTTCCCCTTGATCCCAGAACCAGGTCGTTGGTCCGTCGAATTTTTGGCGGCAAGGTGATGGAATCTTTCAACTGGGAAAACGGCCGATTTTACATCGGCGAAAATCTCTGACCTTAAAAGTCCATCGGCTGGCTCATAGCTTCGGCTGCCGCGACACCCTCACTCGCTCGGGCTTCGGATCACGCAGTCCCATTTCTTCAGCTTCGCAACGCGCCAGTGGGCAAAGCAGCTAGTGTTCTTCCCCGCGTGCGACGAGGTCGTAAAGCTCCTGTTCCATCGTCAGCAATTCACGAATTTTTGGCACAGATGCCTCGAACTCCTCAATGTCTTCAGTTTGGGCAATCAGGTCACTTGCGTTTCGAACAGATTGCGACTGTTCCAGGGGAGACAGCCGTAACTGTGCACGCATCCTGTCGATAAACTGAGGCAGCCGCCGGGTTGTCGCAAAGAGGTTATTTTTATGTTCGACAGCAACACGGGCACGATCGAAAATCTCCTGCTCTACTTTGGAGCTATAAACACCATCAAAGGCGAACCCCAGCATGATGGTCTGCTGACACACTTCCATCTTTGCATCGGGATGGGACAGGAAATCCGTCAGAGAGGTTTCCCGCATGAGGCGCATGGTATCAGTGAAAGTTCGCGGATCTTCGCTCATGCGTCGAGAGTGCAGGAATGCTGAACGGAAGCGCGCAAGTGGATCTCGCAATACGCCTGCAAAACGATCATTAGGCGCGGCTGAATGAGCCAGGATTTGCAAAGGCACATGACCACCGACAAGATCGAAATTGGCCGCTACCAAAGGATGACGGACCAGAGCTTCGTAACTTTCGCAATAGACCTTGGACCTCACCGAACGTGCGATGGCTTCCCATGCAGACGTACCAGCCGTCTTGGGAATATGGGTAAAAAAGATCGTCTCACTGCAACGTCGGAGCTTGCGCGCATTCAGGTACTGTTGAATGACCTGATAATGCCGGCCAGGACGCCCCTTTAAACGAAACAGTTCCCAGCGGCGAGGCTGCATAAAACAGGCGAAAACTTCATTGGCAAAAACCGGCCGCCAAGTTGCATAGATCTTTTTGAGAACGGCGTGAGATATGCCTGCAATGCGTGCCTTGTAAAGAAACAGAACCGTCGCATCAGCGATATCAATGACATAGCGATAGGTCCGTATTTCAGCCACATCCGCAACCGGCCAGTTTCCTTCTGGTAGCAAAATCCGGTCATCTTGCCTCAAGTGCGGTGCAACCCCGAGCCACGCATCCTGCCACAGTGGATCCATCCAGGCAGGTTCCATGCTCCCAGAGAAGGCATGAACATTCGGCTCCGCAACGTTCATGTCCGCGCCTTATCGTTTTGACGTGGAAAATTCCATGAACGTTATATTTGCTGAATTTTATGAAATTAAAAATCAAAACGCTTCATTATTACAATATATTCCTATATAATAACATCATAAATACACATGGAAATTATCTGTAACTATGAAATATATTTTAAAACCCAGCATAACAACCTGAAATGCTTGTATCCATATCTCTCTTTTGGCGGCCTTCACTTTTTAATTGCCTGAGAAGCTACAGAGTTCAGAGATGGGACGTGAATCACCACGCCGACCCCAGCTCGTCTTCCACCTGATCCCGGAACCAGGTCGTCGGTCCGTCGAACCACATATCCACGATGCCGCCTTTGCCGCCGCGGTTCTTGAGGATCAGGACTTCGCCCTTGCCTCGCGACCGCTCCAGATTGGCGTCGAATTCTGCTGCCCGCTTCTGATAGACGGCGTCGCTCTCGTTTGTGTTCCGGACTACGCTGCCGTCGGCGCCGATCCGGGACTGGAGCGCATACTCCTCACGGTACAGACCAAGGATGCAGCGGGCGTCCTGCTCGATTGCACCACTCTCCCGAATGTCGGACATTCCCGGGCGTCGGTCTTCCCGGTTTTCGGACTGCCGGTTGAGCTGGGAGAGGGCTATGACGGGAACCTTCAGTTCGCGCGCCATGCGGGCAATCTCGCCGCTGATCTCCGTGACCTCGTTCACCCGGTTTCCGGATCGGCGCACGGCATCGCTGCCCCGCAGCAGCCCGATGTAGTCCAACACAATGAACTTCAGGCCTTCAGGCTCTCGGGCCATGCGTCGCGCCCGGATGGCGACCTGCTGAACGCTCAGGCCTTCACGGTCATCGATCACGAGCGGAATGCGCTTGGCTTCCATACCCGCGGCGACAATGCGCTCCATGGTCTTGCCTGACACCGGCTCCGGGCCATTGGCTCCGTCGAACATGCCGGTCAGCACCGTGTCAAGGGTCAGCCCGCATCGGGCAGAGACTACACGGCCCATCAGTTCCTCGGCCGGCATCTCGCCCGTCCAGTACAGCCCACGGCCTTCAGCAATCGCCATGCGTGTTGCAATCCCGATCCCGAGGGCTGACTTGCCCATGCCAGGACGTCCAGCGATGACATACATCGCCCCCGGACGAAATCCGCGCAGCCGCCTGTTCAGCGTGTCGTACCCGCAGTCGAGACCGGACAGGTAGTTCCCGGCTTTCCAAGACGCCTCGGTGTCAGCCAGAAGGGCATCCGTTGCTGTGCTGGCAGTCTTGGCCTGCCGTGTTCCGTCCGAACCTGCTGCCAGAGCCTGAAGCTGGTCCTGCAGACGGCTGATGATGGCCGTGGCCGTATCATCTTCGAACTCGTTGGTGCCCCACAGTACGCCGTTCGCGATGGCCCGGACGCCGCGGCGGGTCGCCATGTCCACGATCTCGGCGGCATAGTTCCGTAGAAGGCTGTGTGGGGCTGCCATCATGCCCGTCAGGATCTCGGTGATCGCCTTCTGGGGGCCGTACTCTGCAATCGCATCGTTGGCCTGAAAAGCACTCCGGAGTGTGACAGGATCAGCAAAGCGCCCGTGCCGGATGGCGTCTCCGCAGATCCGGTATATCTCGCCGCGATACCTGGCTGAGAAGTGCTCCGGCCTCAGGATCTCGGCGACGACGTCGAAATCGGCATTGCGCAGCAGGATCGAGGCGAGAATCCCCTGCTCGGCCATGACGTTTTCCAGCGCAGGTGGCTGGGGCGGCTGCAGCAGTCCGTGGAGATTTTCACTCATCGGGAAACCCTCACATCCCGGGCTTCCGGAATGAAATCCTCACGCTTCGGTGCTGGACCTTCATGACCGCCTGCCGCCCAGTTCCGGCGTGCCGTGGCATAGGCCGCAAGAGCCGGCTGCTGGATGACCCGCTCGATCGCCTGACACTGCGCTTCCATTGCCGTGGCATAGCCGCTCAGATGGGCATACAGCTCGGCCGGGTAGGGCCAGAACTTGCCGGGAATGCGTCCTGCAGCATCCAGGCCCTTCTGCAGCCATGACACGCGGGTTTCCCGGACCCACACGCCCTGAGGCAGGTCGGCACAGATCTCCGCAATCACAGCCACGGCGTCGCGGAAATCGGTCTCGCTGGCTGGCGGATTAGCCACGAACTTGCACAGCCGCGTCAGCCACGCGCCCATTTCGGCCAGTGTGCCGGGACGCATCGACTGCCGCATGTCGGCCAGCGCCTGAACGGCTTCGTTGTGGACCTGACGGCACAGGGCCGGATCCGGGTCACGCTGCCCGATGAGCTGGGCCAGAAGCGCGGAATGCGGACGAACGGCGAGGGAAAGGCTCTGGCTCATCGTCCGTCGAACTCCGGCGAGGCGAAATGCTGCTCGAGCGATCGGCCAAAGCTCTGGCGCTTCGGCGTAGCACTGGCTGGAAAGGCGCCTTTCGGCTCGAAAACCCCGGTCCAGCCGCGCTCGGTGCTGGTGTCGAGAATGGCTTCGACGTCATGGCCGGCGCTCCGGAAGGCCTCGAGCTTGCGAAGAACGCCCTGGATGGCCCGGACCGTTCGGGGAGCCTTCTTCGCCTTGCGGGTCTGGAGGTATCCGCCCCAGGCCTCGGCCGGAAGCCATGAGGGCAGGTCGAGGCTCACGGTCCGGATCTTGCCGTCGTCGTCCTGCTCGCGAAAAGTCATCGAAGCGGCTTCGGAAGCAGCGGGGGACTGTAGGGGGTTTGGGTTCTTGGATGGTTTATTTGGGTTATATATGGGTTTGGGTGCAGCTGGTGCACCCCTAAATGACGTGAGCTGCACCCCTAAGCTACCTGAGTTGCACCCCTGACTGACGTGAGATGCACCCCTGCCGGTTGTTTCCTGCACGATCTGCACCCCTGAAATGGAGTCAGCAGGAGGCACATCATCAGGCGTCAGAATGTCCATCCGCAGGCGGTAATTGACCGGTCGACGACCAGCGTGTGCGATCTTGACCCGGACGATCTCCTGATCGCCCATTTCCATGACGCCGGCGGCAATCAGATCATCGACCTTCTTGCGTACGGTGCGCTCGCTCAGCTTCGTCATCTGAACGATCACCTCGGTGGAGGGAAAGCAGTCCTCTCCACTGGGCGTGGCGAAGTTGGCGTATGCCAGCAGGACGCTGACCGCCAGCGGATCCGTGACGACCGTCTGGGCCCAGGCCCATGTCATTGCCTGCACGCTCATACGCCAGCTCTCCTGTTCCAGGCTTCAGCCCTCTCAAGGGCGAATGCAGCTTTGTCGGCACGGCAGCGGGCAACCCACTTCCAGTAGAACGCCATCTTCCGGCAGAACCATTTCCAGATCATGCAGCCTCTTTCCTGAGCGCCTTGATGCGGGCGCGCAGCAGTTCAGCCTCGGCAACGTAGCGACGTTCCTCAGCTTCCAGATGAGCCGCAAAACGCGCACGGACAGACAGCCATTCAGCAGCTTTGACCGAGCGGATTTCGCGATAAAGGCAGGCACGAACACGCCGTTCCGTCAGCCCGAGAATACGCGATGCGTCGTAAATCGCGGCTTTGAGACCACGCCCTTTCCGCCGGCTTTCGACGGTCTGGGAAACGAGGGACGCATAGTCTTCGAGAACGGTTTCGCTCATGGCCGCTTCACTCTGAACCGGCGGTTTCGTGCCTTTGGACGAGATGCTCCACAACATTGGCCTTGGCCTCCTGCAGTTTTGGGAATGTTCAGACCCGTTGAAACCGCACAGAAGGAGCAGAGGTGGAGCGTGAAGAAAGAAGAGATCAGAGATCGGGGGCGGAAAAGCTGCTCGCCTGTATCGACGCAACTTTGCTTGGACTTGCCCAGCTCAGAGCCCAGGCCGGCATCTACGAGTATATTCCGGCCGCACGTCTTACGACGCGGCTCTGCGGCATCATCCTGTCGCCCACACTCCTGCCGGTTCCGCCGATCAGGCCAACAGCCCACACCGTCGAAACCCTGCTCGACCTGCTGAGCAGGCTGCAGGAGATGGGAGCTGCCCCCGACCATTACTGACCCAGGTATCTCTGGATCATATCCTTCGACAGGATGAAATCATTCGGTGTCACACGCCCGCTGGTGTAAACAAGGATCTTGCGCATGTTTTCAGCGTCCGGACGACGCGTTCCCCGCCGCCAGTCCCCAACAATCTTGCGCAGGTTGATGCCGGACTGCCGAGCGAATTCCGCATCGGTCAGTTCGTGCTTTTTCAGATATTCATCTAGGGTCATGGACACACACAACCATGCCGGGGACTGTTCGGTCACTAAATTAGTGACCGACACGGTCACCGGAAGTGGTTACCAATCGTGTCATGACTGATCATCCGACCAGATTGGCCGATTTCATGGCCCGTGCACGCCTGACCGACCCGGAACTGGGGCGGCGGGCAGATACGTCCAAGCAGCAGATTTTCAAGCTCCGGAAAGGCGAGCGGAAGATGTCCCGCGAATGGGCGGAACGTCTGGCGCCACATCTGGGCGTGACCTGGCCGGAACTCATGGAAGGGGACTGGCGCCTGGCTCCTGCACCCCAGAGCGGGCTTCCGCCAGCACTCCATCCCAGCATCTCCATTCCGGAATACGATCTTGCCGAAGCGGACGGAAAATCCCCCGTCGAAAAGCTGACGGTTCTGGCCCATTGGACGCTCCCGCATGAGATGGTGCGGGCTCATGCCGGCGAAGGTGCGGAACTCGGCTTCGTCCGGGTCTCTGACGATGCCATGACCCCCGATTATCTACCGACTGACCGCGTGCTGATCGATTTTGCCCACAAGGTGGCGTCACCAGCAGGCGTTTATCTGCTCTGGGATGGGGCAGGGATCGCACTGAGGCAGTTGGAACCTCTCGTGGGGAGCACGCCTGCAACAGTTCGGGTCAGCGCCACCAGCAAGCGTTACAGCCCCTATGAGCGTCCTGCCGATGCTCTCGGAATTATCGGCAAGGTCGTTGGAAAGTGGTCCTGGACCTAAGCTCTTCTGTACGCAGGGGAACAAATTGGTGACATTGAACGCACAGAGGATTATATCTCTGATCTGATCAAAGGGAGGCCCGTCATGAAAATGGAGAGACTGGTAAAGCGCCATGTTGCTTCAGCAGCGGCAGGTCTTTTTCGGAGTGAAACCCTGAGAAACACGATTATCGGGGCCTCGCGCGCTCTGGACCCCAACCCGCAGGTTGATACAAAGCCTGTGACGTATGCGGTCCGTGGCATGTCGTTTTCCGGAGGGTTCGCTCAGGATCGACAGAACCTGATGCAGGACCGTATCCGCGGTGAAGGCCGCATCTTCGAAATGCGCGCACTCACCAGGACCAATGGCAAAACCTCCCGTTACGCCTAAGCCTGGGAAAACCGGGAACAACAATGTTCCTGTGCCACATGAGAATGTGGAACTCCTCCAGGCAGCTCTCGGAATTGATCTGACAGCCTCGCCAGACATTCTCATCGCGAGGATCTCGGCGACTATAGAGGCCTCTAGCAGCCCCTACAGCTCAGCAGAAATGCTCGACGATTACGTTCGGCGCGGCATGCCAGACGTCAAGGATCGCGTTCTCGATACGATCGATGAGGAGCGACACTGGCGCCATGCTCGGGACGAGCAGGAGCAGGCTCATCGTCACGCGATGGAACGGGCCGCCGCCGATCAGACCGCAGCAAAGATCGTAGAGGAACACGCCCAGCAGAGGCGCTCCCAACGTAACGCCTTTATCATCGCGCTGGCATCCATTCCCGCGGCCATGGCGAGTGAATGGCTGGGCTTTGCAAACTCATTCTGCATCAGCCTCCTCATCATCGGGATAGGCGGCCCGTCCAGTGCCACGATCCTCGCGCGCATCATGGACAAGCTCAAAGGCTGAGACCGCCAGGGCGGGGGACTGCTCAGACCTGAGCACAGTGATTGCCCCGGGAATTAACCGCGCGATTAATCCGCAGAAATGTGCCTCTCCAAGGGGTGAGACCATTTTCGGGCTGACCCTGTTGTGGTTACGTCAAACTACCGGAATGTCGGCTGATTGTGGTTTTGCAATCAGCGCCAAGAATGATCTTTTTTGATACTTTGTCTTTATTCTAGTTACCAAACTGGTTGCATTACCCTGAATGGACTGGAATATTCAGTCACATGATGAAACATGCGCCGAAGCTTTCAGACACTTGCATCACCGGCCGTGTCATCGGGGAGTGGACTTGGAAGTGAGGGTGGCATGAATAAGCAATCAGGGCGCGTTGAAGATAATTCTCAGAATGAACTCGTGCTGGCTCAGTATAAGACACCAGAATGCGAGATTGATTTTGGGCTCTCTGGCGATGGCGAGACGATCTGGGCCACCCAGATCCAGATGGCTGAACTGTTTGATGTCGACCGGAGCGTCATAGGGAAGCACCTGAAAGGCATTTTCGATACTGAAGAACTTACAAAAGAGGCAACCTGTGCAATTTTTGCACAGGTTCGAACCGAGGGGGAGCGCACGGTAGAAAGAAACATTGAGCATTACAATTTGGATGCAATTCTCAGTGTTGGATATCGGGTAAGCAGCCCGCGGGCGACAAAGTTCAGGCAATGGGCAAACCGCACTTTGTCAGCCTTCGTGCAACAAGGCTACGCTCTCAATGAAGCAGTTCTCCGGGCATCACCAGACAAACTTAATGCACTCGCAGCCAGGGTCAGAGCACTCCGATCGGAGGAGCGTAGTGTTTATGAGAAAGTCAGAGAGTGCTTCAAAGTTAGCGCCTCTGATTATGAGCCCTCGGCACCTGAAGTCCGCAGTTTTTACGCTCTCCTGCAGGATAAATTTCACCACGCTGTCACGCAGATGACCGGATCGAAATTAATTTTGGATCGTGCAGATCATACGGCCGAAAATATGGGATTGGTTTCTTTTGATGGCCCAGTGCCGACCATGCGTGAAGTTAAAGTTGGAAAGAATTATCTTCGACCCGAAGAATTATATCAGCTACATCTTCTTTCAGAACAGTTCCTTTTGTTCGCGGAGGTGACTGCTTTGCGCGGACAAAAGATGACAATGACTAGTTTAGGGCAGCAGCTAGACAGATTGCTTGTTTTAAATAATTACCCAGTTTTCGATGGCTATAAAGATTATCTAAAAGATGTAGCGGTTGACCATGCGATCGCTGAGCTGCGGAATTATCGTATCCGCCTCAAAATTGAAGAAGCTGGTCTCTCCTATGATCCCGAGGGAGTGGCTTTGGGTGAGTACGATGATATTCTAAAAAACTAACCCCACCCGGCTCCGGCCGGGTTTCTTTTTGTATGGGTGACCGGAGATGCCGGTCAGCCAGAAGTTCAAGCTGCTTCCGCGACGGACCTGTATGGTTCGTCCTGCACGCCGCCCTAACAAGCTGGTCCTACGGAAATCCACGAGATTTCTTCATTTCCCTACATCCGGCACTCATAGATCTCGTGCAAACCAGTGCGGTCAAACGCGGAAAGGACAGCAAATGAATGAGACAGAATACCGCCTTATCCCAGGCGGAATGACGTCAGACGGTTGGGTCGTTGCGGAATTCGAAACTGAGGAACGTCCTCAGGTTAGGGCAGTTCGGTGCTTTCGGAATAGGGGAGAGGCGCAGGGTTTTATGGAAAAGCTGCAATCAGGGAGGGTTCTCCCCTCATGTCGAAACGGCTCAATAAATTACTTTTATCACAGCAGACCCGGCTAAGTGGGTCTGCTGTTTGCTATGTCCGTTAAGCAGGCGGGCATTCGGGAAGCGACAACAGATTATTGGGCGCATAGCCATCTGCGGTGGTCTTAAGATATTTTCTTCCTTCATGGACCGCGATTACTACGTCGACTCTTTTTCCATTCACAGAGCAAAAGAAAACCCAATCTCCCATTTCAATCAAATGAATCGCATTCTGCTCTGTGATTTTCCAGCGCTCTCCCTTGACGACCCCGCCAACATTTATAATCCGCTCGTGCGGATTATGGTGCTGTCGTTTGTTGATACACATAATTTGGGCGATATTTTTAGCCATAATAGTTACCTCCAATGTCACCCAATCAGTTACATTGGATTCGGGTCAATAAATATGAAACGTGCATAATTCCGTAATGGATTTCGCCGCGTTTTTTGATGTTTATTTGGCTCTAAAAAAGATAGCTAAGACAAGGATTTAACTATGGGGAGGAGATCATCCGTACACCCTGGGCTTATGTCGTAGATGGCAGCAGTGTTTTGCCTCTTGAAGAGGGAAAGGCGCGTGAGAAGCAGATTTCGCTTATCGGTGAGCAGGTGATTGCGTTAGCTCCCTCAGCGGAGCGCGGTGCAGACGTTCAGAAAGGGTACAATCAGCTTGTGCGTGAACTTCAGGCATTAGGCGCTCGGCCCCATGCTTCTCTGGGAGCGGCGCTTATTGGGGCTTTCTGAAAAAGAGTGCGTTATTGCCTTCTCTTCACGTTCCGTAACGTGGCGGAGTTTAGGGCGGAAAGAATTTCATGAATTGTTTGAAGCAGCTCGGATTTTTTCAAGTCTCCGTTCAAGCTGTGTAATACGCATCTCTGAAACTTCAATTGCGTCTTTTGCAGATTGATCGTCGGGATGATCTTCAAGCCAGATCAATGCTTCTTCGAACATCCCGCGCTCTAAAAATAAAGCTTCTTCAATTTTCTGCTGCTCAGTAGAGGCAGGAGAGGGGGCTACCCGAATGGAAATTTCATCTTCTGCAGGTATGTCATAAAACGGATTATCAAACGTCCAGGCCAGCCGTTCATTTATTTCCGCCGTCATAGAATGACCGCGCTTTTCGGCCGCTTCTGCCACTTGCCGCTTCAGTGCTTCGGGTATCCGGAGTCGGAAATGAAGATCTTCTCGTGCCATGCCGCACACAATGCCACACATTTTCCTTGACCGATATGCCGCACAACTGATAGCGGTGTGTCTGCCACACGATATGACACACATGTGTGGCAGGAGGTAAAATGCGAATTCGAGAATGGTCGCAGTTTAGGATGAGGCTTCCGCCTGATCTGCATATGACGCTCAAGCTGAACGCTGTCAGAAACCGACGAACCCTCAATGCAGAGTTGGTGTTTGCCCTCGAGAGATATGCGGCAAAGATTTCAGAAACAAAAAAGGCGTCGGACCAGCCTGGCAGCAACCCCGACGCCTCAACCACAACCGACTAGGGATAATGGCCATGAGTCAGCCTATCACATCCGGCGTCACGCCCGCAATGATCTCAGGCATTCGCAAGGCGATTGAAGTTTGCGAACAATACGCGGAAGAGAATGGTCGTATTGCGCGCGACGACATTGAATATCGGTGCCTTGAGCCGAAAAATATAGGTACTGATGATTTAGCCTCTGCTTTTCAGCACGGAGATAAAATGAAAGCGGGCCACGAAATCGCGTGCCTACTTCGTGCAATGCTGAGTGAGGGGGGCGCAGCATGAGTAATGCAATCGTTTCCTTCTCTTTCGAAGGTGTAGAGGTTCAAGCCGTCAGTCGCAACGGTGACGCATGGTTTGTTGGCATCGAAGTATCTTCAGCACTTGGGTATGCCAGTCCAGACAAGGCCATGAAACACTGTAAAGCCGCAGAAATCCTCAAACCCGCCGAACTGGCGGTTTTGGGTTTGATGGCAAAATCCCCGCGAGGACTAACACTAATCCCTGAGCGCGATCTCTATCGCTTGATCATGAACTCCGAGAAACCAACAGCCCAAGCTTTTGAAGAGAGGGTGGTTGGTGAAATCCTTCCTTCTATCCGTAAAACGGGTGGATACATGGTGGCTGCGCCACAAGAAACACCTGAGGAACTAGCTCTCCGGGCTGTTGTGGTCCTTCAGGCAACGCTGGAACGCCAGAAGGAAGAAGCCCGCATCGAGATTGAGCGCCAAAAAGCATTGATTGATGAAGCCGCGCCCAAGGTAAGAGCGTTGGATCGCATTGCCGGGCTGGAAGGCACGTTCAACGGCACGGAAGCGGCCAAGGAGCTTCAGGTCGGTCCGCAGACGCTCTTCCGCTGGATGGACACGAACGAGTGGACCTACAAGCGGGCCGGGAGTGCGAACCGGCAGGCCTATCAGAAGCGTATCAACGCTGGCGACCTGACGCACAAAACCACGATCATCGTCCGTCCGGACGGCACGGAGAAGGCGGCCGATCAGGTCCGCATCACGGCGCAGGGTCTGGTCAAGCTGGCCCGGCTCGTGCCCGGCGCGCATCTTCGGACCGGAGATGAAGGAGAGGCGGCATGATGGCGCATGTCTCTTCGGGATCGGTCGTCCCGCCATCCCTCATGGCCCTGGACCAGATCGAGCAGGCCCAGCCCAATCCAGACGCGGCGCTGATTGCCAAGTGCGATCGGTTCTGCACGACGAATGCCGACTGGGACCGACTGTATGACGGTGGACAGACGCTGGATGCGGACAGTCTGGCAGGCGAGAACGTCCGGCTCATGGACGAAATCGCCGCTCTGCCGGCCAGGACGGCCTCGGGCCGGAACGCCAAGCTGAAAGCCGTGCAGGCCCTGTGGCCGGACGGTCTGGGCGAGGGGTTCGAGCTGGTTCAGTCCGTGCTCGATGACTTCCGGGCGGCTGGATAGCGCTTCCACACAGCACAGGCGGGAAGGAGTGAGAGGGGCTCCGCGCCTTCCCGTCAAAGAAAGTCACCTACATGGGGACTTTATATATTGACTTAATGGTGACCGCTATGGTTACCATACGGGGTGACTGCACCCACGGAGGTCTCATGGCAACGTTTGAAGATCTGGCATTCATTGCCGCAAGCTTTCTCGCCCCAGCCGCTCTGCTGGTGTTTCTCCGCCCACTGCTTTCCATGATGGCCCTGATCGCGACGGGGCTGTCATGAGCGCCGAAGCCATGCCGAGCGGGGGCAGGACTGAACTGGTCAAGGCTATGGTGACGGATGTGATTGACCAGCTTGCACGCTGGATGGCCTCAACCGGCACGCCCGACAACCTGCCGCCCGAGATGCTGTCGATCGCCACCGTGACATCGCATCTGGCTGTTATCGCCCTGGAACGACATGGCCTGGAATTCGCGGTCGGGCTCATCACCGTTTTCGAGATGACGCTCGGCGAAATACCTGACGACGAAGACTGAATAAACCGGCCTCAACGGCCAATAAAGACAGGAAATCTGAAAATGGTTGAAACCACCACACGCCCGAACTGCGCCCAGATCACGGCTTCTGACGCTGCCCGCCCGGTCATCGAAGATCAGCTCGACGCAGTTCTGGGTGGCAGCAGCCCTCGGCTCGCGTCCGATATCGGCCGGGAATATGCAAAGGCCTGCGCCGAATATTACGGAGCAGACAACAGGAAGTACGAAGAACCCGGCAGTGTCAGCGACGAAGAATACGACATTCTCGATAAAAAACAGGCCGATCTCTATGACGAGATCCTGAACACTCCTCCGAGCATCGAGAGCCCGGCCGACATACTGGTCGAACTCATGGTGTGCATCTCGGACATGCGAAACAGCATGGGGCCAGCCGGCCTCGATCTGACGGATGCCATGAACAACACCGAACGGCTGGTGCGTCTGCTGGGACTGGCAGCTGGAATCTTCGGGCAGGATCTGGACGCACTCGGCGCGGATGCCTTCTGCGTGACACCGGGAGAAACGCCGGACTGGATGCCCTATTACGAGGAGTATCTGGTCGAACTGGCGATCGAGAAGAAGCATGCCTTCCGTCTGACGCCACAGGGTCTTGTAGAAATCTACGCTCAGCAAGGGCAGGGGGATGCCGCCCTGCTGCAGAAGCTCGACGCCATCAAACCTGACACTCTTCGCTCTGTGGTTCAGGAGATGATTATCACGCGTGGTCCGGCCTTTGGTATTCCGACCCGCGTGGAAGACCTGGCCAGGCGCGAATGGTGGCTGAGTGCGCGTGCCGTCAAGACCCCCATGAGGGATACTGGTCCGTTGCGCGTCATCTGGGCCGACAATCATATCGACGCCGAGCTACTCCAGGTCTGCAAGGATTTCTGCCGGGTGGAGAAGGCCTGGCAGGACGCGATCAATGCGCTTGCATGGGATGAGGGGGACGAGGAGATCAACGCCACGATTGGTGTTGAACGTGATGAGTTGGCGGCCAGGCTCCAGAAAATTCCTGCGAAGACCGAAGCTGGTTTGAAAGCAAAGGCAGCGGCCTACGATGTCTTCATGAATGGCAGCTGGGACGTCATGCTGCCCGAAGACAGCCCGGAGATCGAACGCCCTCTGCTCGCTACGCTGATCCGCGATCTCGTCCGCAAGACGGCCGGTGCGGCATGAGCCTGCGGCATATCTCTGAATGCCTGCCGCGCCTGGACTTTCCCGCGCTCACAGCCGGGATGCAGGGCAGGCTCATGGCAGAACAGACCCGGCATGCGACTGACGCAGATTTTCTCACCGCAGCGCGGAAGATCATGACCGATCTGGGCACAAACTGGGAACGGCGCGGCTACTCAGCCGTGCAGGTCCGGACATTCCTGAATGAGTTCATCGAGACAGCGGCTTCCCGGCGGACCGAACTGGCTCGCGAGACGCACATGACCGCCATGGGAGTTGAAGCATGAACACGGATCTTTTCGCACAGACCCAATCGCTCACCATGTCCAGCCGCGAGATCGCGGAGGTGACGGGGAAAGACCATCGCAACGTCACCCGCGACATCGAAAAAATGCTGAATGATGTCGGAGAGGGTGTGCTCAAGTTTGAGCAGACCTACACGAATGCCCAGAACGGCCAGTCATACCGGGAATTTCTTCTTCCCAAGGACCTGACCATCACGCTCGTTGCTGGATACCGCTCGGATCTCCGGCTCAAGATCGTCCGGCGCTGGATGGAACTGGAAGCCGGGGGCAGCCCGGTTGCGGTCTCGTCAGCTCCTCAGCCGAAACTGGCCGGGGTGGGGCGCACCTTTGCGGACATGCGCCGGATCGCCAAGCTGATGAAGCTGGACGATGCGCCAATCAAGGGCCGTCGCTCCCGGCAGATGTTACTCTGGTCAGCAGGAATTATCTCGCTGGTTAAGCAGTACATTGCGCAGAGCGCCACGCCATACGCAGCTGTCACGGCCGCCGAGGATGCGGTTCTTGTCGGGAAAGGAGCAAGCGGTGAGTGAGCCTCTTGAAGAAACCCTGACCCTTCAGGACGTTCTGACGCGCCTCAAGGGCCGTGTTGGGCGCACAAAGCTCCATGCGCACTTGAGGCGCGTGAAGGAATTTCATGGTGGGCCGACGCATCGTCGTTGGGGTCATCGCATCATCTTTTACCCGGCGGATTTCAAACGCCTGTTGCTGAGCCTGGAATGCCCCTCAAACTCTTCAAACGCGGCCGGTCGGAAACCTACTACGTTCGCGGAACCGTCAAAGGACAGAGCGTTTATGAAAGCTCAGGAACTTCTGACCCCCAACAGGCAGAAGAATACAGGGCGAAGCGCGAAGCCGAGCTCTGGCAGGAAAGCATCTATGGCAAGCGGGCCGTTGTAACCTTCGCCCATGCGGTCGCTGCCTATGTCGAGGCAGAGCCGCGTTCTGAAGCGACAAAGGCCTATCTTCGTCGTCTGCTGGACCATTTCGGCACCACGCGCCTGGCTGATATCGACCAGACCGCGCTCGATCAGGCTTATCGGCACCTTCTGCGCGATGGTGCCGAGGCCAGTCCTGCCACAAAAGTCAGGTCCGTTCTCACGCCTTTGCGCTCTGTCCTGGAATTTGCCGCTATCCGGAGGTGGTGCGAGCGTCCGGCCTTCGACAAGCCGCGCATTCCGATGAGCCGGACGGTTTACCTCAGGCCTGAGCAGGTGACGGATCTGATCGATAACGCAGCACCGCACCTGAAGCCGTTGCTGGTCTTCCTGTTCGGAACCGGTGCCCGCATGTCAGAGGCTCTCGAGCTGGACTGGGCCTGTGTCGACCTGAAGGGAAAACGGGCTGTCGTCTGGCAGAAGCAGGGGAATGAGCGGCATATCGATCTGCCACCCCGTGTCTGTGAATCACTGGCTTCTCTCCCGAACCGGGATGGCCGCGTGTTTCGTCCTGTTCGTGCCCGGAAGTCGAGAAACGGGAAGGGCAGGGAGATCGGGCAGGCCTATTCGGAAAACGGGCGGACCAGTGGTGGCCAGATCAAGTCCGGATGGTCAGTGGCATGTCGCAAAGCGGGCCTGCCGGGACACATGCGCGTATGGACACCCAAGGGGCAGGAGAAACCGAAGAGCGTATTCGTCCCGGACGTCACCCCGCATGATGCCCGCCACACATGGGCGAGCTGGCAATACTGTTTGCACAAGGATCTGATGCGTCTCAAGGCTGACGGAGGATGGGGCAACATCACAACGGTGACGCGCTACGCCAAGGTGATGCCGGACGCTTATCGGGATGAGATCATGGAATGGCTCGGCATCGGTGGCTGA